TTTTAAAGTTATCGGTAGTCTAGTTAAATTAAGCCTAATGTTTTGCCGAAAGATTTAAATTAACCAATAACTGTGGAAACACTAATAAAATGAAATAATCTTAACCTTCCTTCTGACATACTGAAATATCAACGAGGGAAGAACTATTAAATAATTGTGGTTCTAGTTGCTGTGCAATTTGCAACAGCAATGCATTTCTTTCATCTTTATGTAATTTGGTTGGCTTCTTTAAGAGAAGCCGTTGAAAAGCATTAACCCGGATGAAAGACGGGAAATGCGTAATGAAACTTCCAATCATTTGTCTTGGAGTGTTGTCTGGATGGTGGACTAAAAGGATGCGTTTATCATCAAAAGGAAAATCATATTTCCTTGCCTCTTCACTTTTCCATGGATTTCCTCCGTTAACGAATTTTGAAATTTTCATAGCTGGAAGTAACACCTCGTCGTGGTCAACAAAAATACGAGGGTACTTTTTACTTAAATAAGATTTCCCTTCGCCACTGGGAATAGCCACAGCATATCTTATATCAGTGCGTTCAAATTTCTCTTCTGTTTGTAAAATACCTAGAGAAGCGCACAAATAATACAAAGGTGCCTCGACAATCCCTGAAATGGTTCTGGAAAGCTTATGATTTGTTGCAAGCATAAATTTATCTTCTAAATTTTGACTAGTGGCTGCTTGCATGCCACATGTGTATCGAAAAATGTCAGTTTGTTCTTCGAATGAAATTGAAACGGATGCCATTTGTTTTTGCCTCATTAAGGAGGTCCATAATTTCTTATATTGATTATAGAAGTCTCTACCATGAAATGCAGCAAACATCAATCCTGTTCTCATGTTCTCTTGTAGTTGTCCTACAACATCTGCACATGATCTATAATAGAAAAGAAAAGAGTGCAGAGTATCCTTTGACATCGTGGGCAGGATGAACATTTTCCCATATTCAACATCCTTACGAAAACCTCTTTTGAGAAATGTTATATCGTCGAGAGACCGATATTTTGCTACACATTCACTTTTGCTTTCATCAGTATAAACTATGCCATGTTGGGCTAAAACTTTTGTTATATTTTCTTGGTTATACTGAGGCACTGACTCATCTACGGTTGCGGCATTGTCATCTCCATATGCAAAGAAAACTACTAATTTAAAGAAATCATCTATTGTTTTGTCTGGACAAATTTCCTCCCAACACAAAATCATATAATACAAATTTACTATGGTATTAATAATTACAGTTAGAGGGTTACCTGAAGGGTTCCCTTGATGAGTGGCATAAACTAAATTTAAACAAAGTTGAATAGTGTGAATCATCTCGTTGATTAAAACTTCACGCACCGTGGCATTTTCTTTTCCATCATCATACCACTGATTGATAATTTCTGCAATCTGCTTCATTATTTCTGGAAAACACAATCCATCAAACAAACTAAAATCCCCTGCAATAGTGTTGTTACTTTTACTTCTAAGTTTGTCATACAACACTGTCCAATCAAGAGATTCAGGCGTCATGCCAACAG